TATTTAGTCTGTTTTGTGTTTCAAGGTTTTCATCTTCTAGCTTTTCTTGAAAATCAAAAAACTTTGTTGCGTCTGCAATTGTATCTTGTAGAATTTGGTTTGCTTCTTCTGGCGGTATGGCTTGCAGAACATTGATTACGTGCGTAGGAATAGCGCCACTTACTTGCATTTCTTCAGCAGTTATTTCACCCCTTCGCACTCTTTCTATTTCAATGAAGGCATCGTAGAGCTGAGATGCTGTATCAATGTTAGATCCGGCATAGGCTGGCATAAGTCGCTTTGCTGCTTTTAGTAAAACGCGCTCGCTTACAGATTTGCCATCAAGCTGCACAATGTTTGGATTTGCACCGCCATGCTCAACTGCCTGATTATAAGTGACCTCTAGCTGCGTTAGTTCCATAGCAACTTCGTCACTTGTAAAATCTAAGTCTGGTTTTGCAAGCATATCTACAACTTGCGCTTCTCTTGCGTCCAACGCTGCTTGTCTGCGCTTTTCTATCTTTAGATCAACAACTTCTTTTAATCTAAATCGTATTGGTATTTCTGCTTGCTTGAAGCTATTGTCAAAATCAGCAAGGGCATATTTGTTTTGCCCTACTGTTTTACGCAAGCTTTCTTGTATTTCCTTGACGCCTTGCTCATATTTAAGCTCGCCATCAAAGATATTACCTATATCACGACTTTCGCTTAGAGTGCTTGATAACTCCATCAGGCTTTCTTTTGCAGCAAAAATAGCTTCGTTTTTCTGCGTTTCCACGAGCATCTTATAACGCATATTTGTATATTCAGCGGCCTCGCCTAATGCCGTTGTTAGCACAGCTCCTTTTTGTAGCTCCGCATTTACAAATGGTGTTGGGTTCATGCGAGCTGTAATACGCGCACCTGGTGCTCGATCACTTAATTGCGACTGTGCTCTGTAAACTGGTATTCTCATATTTTACCCGAACATATTATTGCTGTAGCCAAATCGTGCAGCACTACCCAAACTACTAATGAAGCTTGCCGTACCTTGTGCTCTAATGCCAGCTGCTTGAGCGCCACCTTCCATACGCGATAGTTCTGCGCTCAGTCGTGCGTTTTCTTGCTGATCATTAATTTGCATGTTTGTTACCGCATTATTAAAATCAGCTACCGCCATGTCATATTCAAACTCTCTAGCGTTTTGCCGTAGAACACGCATGGGCGTACCTTGCGATATTTCGATACCATTGGCGGCATAGTTTGCTATGACAGAGCCTTGTGCTTCAGCAAAACGAAAACGATCTACACGTTCTTGCAACACTGCATTGCGATTGATGATTTCGCGTTGCTTTTCTAACAGATCTACATCACGCTCGATAAGCTTTGCGTTAAACTCACCCACTCGCTTGGCTGCTGCTGCTGCTCTGTTCGATGCTCGTTTCTGTGACGCACCGCCAGCAAGTGTAAGAGCTAACGTTGCAATTTCAAAAAAAGCCATTCAACACCTATACATCATGCGTATTCATGCGCGGATACAACGCTAATACTGTCATTGGCAGTGGCTGGGTTTGCTGCACAAAAATGCGGTCACCCTCTTCAAAACCACCAGGGAATTCTATGTCCTTATCTCCGGTAAAAAGCGGCACAGCGGTATCCATGTCCATGCTGCTATCCCGAAAGAATATTCTATCTGCATTTACGGCACTTGTGCCGACCTCTGCACCCACCGTTTCATGGAAGCGCAAGGTAACATCGTGTATGCGTTTTGGTTTGCCCTGGCTTGTGCCATCAGCTGATCCAGCCTCAATACGCAATGTTTGCAATTTGCTGGTATATCCAAGCCCTACCGCACCACTGGTAATGGCGAAATCAAGCGTAATACCACCGCTAGAGACAGTCTCGTCAGGGTGTGTTGCACCATTTGCCAAAACAGACGTTGATGCTCCCTCTAGATGATACAGCCCTGACAGCGTTGTTGTGGAGCTCCCAGAGTATGCCAGCCCACTATCAACAAAGAATGCAGCAGTCGTATCGCTTCCAAAATCAAAGGTTTTCATCACCTCAACGTATTGCTTTGTCTGTCCGTTGATCGTTCTTTTAACAATCATGTACAGCTCATCCTCACCACTGTCGGTGGGCAGGGAGATAATACTTTCTACTCGCGCTTGACCAGTTCCAAACACACCGCCCAAGACATGCTTGTGCCAAGCAACAATTTCTTCTTCACGTCTGTATGTTAGACCCAGCAATGTACCATCAGCTCTACGCGCCCACACAATACTTTCTGGCTCTTGCTGAAACGCAAATTCTTTAATGCCACCTTCGGTCAGGTGTTCTGCCAAAACAGTTATGTCAGGCGCTGTGTAGCCGCCTACGTCCACTTCACCAACATAGCGAAACTCACGCACTTTTCGCGCACCACGTTGGGCAAAGAGCGTAACATCTGCCACTTGCACCACTTCGCTATCGATGCAGCCGTAGTTGCTATACTTACGAATAACTGTTGATGTAGGCGTTACCGGACTGCCATTGGTTGTTGTTAGCACATATTCACCACCGGATGTGCCGATATTAAGAATTCTTGTAGCCGACAGATACCTAATCGCGTTTACCTTGTTTGATGCAATCGTATAAATCAGCGCATCATTATCAGCTGTGCCAGTGGTAAAGTTTAGATAATCTGCGTTTTTGCTAAACCACAATGTCTGTGGCTGGTTATTACTTGCTGCGAATACAAGCCGCTGTTCAAAAAATGTCACCACGCTAGGATAGTTGTTTGACCCTACGAGGCTTGGCGTATTGTTTTCCGTTATGGTTGGTGTGGCAAACGCCCAGGCATTATGATCTGTACGTGATAGTGTTCTTACAGCATGGCTTGGATGCACCAGGTACATTACGTCAGCAGACTGAGCAAAACGCACATCGTTTATCTGTGCAGACGTATAAGGCGTTGCAACTTCGTAGATCTTATCAACTTGCACACCTGATCCGGTATATGTTGTAAAACCTGTTGTATTAATTGCCACACCAAACAAATCGGTGAGCTCAAATGTATTCGTTGTTTTATTTGCAATGAGATAATTACGCGAGGGCAGCTCTGTCATGCCGCCACCGCCATTTACCAAATAAACCTCATCTCCGTTGCTGTAGCCATGACCGTTTGACGTAAACACGCCAGCACTTGCTTTTGTAATTGCAGATATAGATTTTGCACTGCCTGTTAAAACTTGCAGACCATTACGGAAAATCCGCATGTATGTATTACCAAACTCTAGCGCATAGGTATCTGACGTTTTAAACTCAAACGGTATGAGCCTAGTGACGTTTGCACTGGCTTTCACCTCGCCTAGATATTCTGTACCAGGACGCCTGGTTACACCGCCATGAGGCTGCACAACCATATTAGTTAAGTCAGCTAGACCCTCACGGTATTTCGCAATGGTAACTCGACCCTCTAAACGCGGAGATATTTCTCCGGCTGTAAAAGACGATAGAGCTGGTGCAGATCGCGCCATTTATGTTCTCGCTTGTAAAAAGTCGCTTGCCTCGATCTTTTGAGGCGCACCCTCTGTAGCATCTACAAACTTAGCATTTCTCAGTTTGTCGGTGTATTCAGCTGCCATAATTTGTTTTACGGTATTTGATCCGGTGATTGCGTAGGCCAGCTCAAACGCCAGTGCTGATGCAATGGTTTCAACAAGCCCAGCGTCATATTCTTGCGGATCCGTAACACGACCTATATATCGTATTTTTGCAATGCCCTCATCGGTAACAAGCTTACGCCCCTCGATGACATATACAGGCCCACCGGAGTTGCTTGTCATATTGTCATATGGAAACGTCAGAGTGCCATTAGAAAACTCTAGCACCCTAAGACAAAATGGATCTGTCGGGAGTGCGTATTGATAGGCGTAGTCAAAGGATGGTGTATCGCTTTCTCTGGGCAGCTCCACACGCTTTATAAGACAGTTCCAGGGATGCTGGCGAAACACATTATCGCGCACTGAATTATATCTTTGGTTGACCAATCGCGCTGGCTTACTGTTTTCATCAAACGTAGAGATGTTATTAGCGCCAAGCGAATTAAGAGCATAGTTTGCAATATCAACCGTACTAGTCATTTCAATATCCCATAAAAAAAGGGGGGCGCTTTCACGCCCCTCTTAATTAATCAACCACGTATTTGATGGTTACTTCGATAGTACCAGTGCCAGCAGCACCGCCCATTGTCACTGTTACAGCGACACCATTACCGTCAGTGTCAGTTTCTGTTCCAGAACCTAGAGCTAAAGTAGCAAGAATATCTACTTTTTGCGCTGATGTTGACGCAGCTGCTGCTTTATATGCGGCTGCTGCTGCGCTTACGGCTGTACCAGCTGCATTTGTGTGTGCAGCATAGCCAACTGATAGAGTTGTAGATGAACCCAATGCATCATGTGCAAGTGATCCCTCTAGCAATCTCGCGCCATCTGGCAAGATAAACATCTCAATTACATCACCGGATGCCAGTGAAGATGCTTCATAGACACCATGAGCTACGCGGATACGACCGCCTAGTTCATTAGCTTTGTTCATCACTGCTGGTGTTGCTCGTGAGTTAGTTCGTTGTGTCGAATAAACTGTTGCCATTTCTCAATCTCCTTATGATTCAGTGCAAGCAATTTCGACTACCTTCACCTCTTCCATGCGCGTAGCACCAAGAGTTTGACAGTAGTAGACTTGCGTTGCGTAGGATTTGTCGGCACGTTCATCGATTTTCGCCATAGGCTCTTTGCCCATTGCTACTTTGACACCATCAGCTGCAAAACAAATAACCTGGCGGTTACCGTTTGTATCTGTGGTTAGACGATTGCTTGTGATGAAATTAAAACCCATAAATGAGTTAATCTCGCCTTGAGCCAGTGCTTTTACAGTATTGAAATCAGATGACTTCACTTCTGTTGTGTTTAACAAATCTGTGACTTGCTTTGGTGAAACCACAATGGTTCTAGCAATCGATGGATCAACAGATGCTGCATCCATAACTTCTTTTGCACTTAGAAGCTTTGCGACTGTTAGACCAGCAGATCCATGTGCGATTTTCTGACCAGCTGGTAATGCAGTTGATGTACTGCCATCTTTGCCAGTTTGCGCTGTACCCAGTGCGGCTGCAATGATCTCATCGTCCATAGCACGACCCATCGCAGCAGCCGCAGCTTTGCCATAAGTTGAGGTTGGATCGATCAGCAAACGCACTTTATCGTTATCGTCGATTAGGTCAGCCCACTCATAGTCAGACATGGTAACCATGCGTCTTGTGTGTGGTGTTTCAACAAGTGGTGTATCTGCATGGCGGCTTGTTTTCTTTACCGCTGCTGTTGATCCCACTTGATCAAAAAAAGCTTTCTCGCCATTCACACTTTCCACATCTACTGCTGTACGTAGCAGCGAACCCATTTGCTGACTTAGCATTTGGATATTTGCAGAAAACTGATTGACAAAAGCTGTAGTGATTTGAGTAGACATACGTCTCTCCTTTACAGTTGTTTCAATTTTAGATTTTGGGTTGCTGCGCTTGGTTATCCCTGTCGGGGCCGTGCTTACTGCTTGAGGCAGTCAGTCTGCATGTCACACATGCTTGTCGCGTGGGCCTATCGGTTATCCACGTATTACGATGCTGCTTGGAAAAGCTCCTGTACTTTTCGTACATAGGCATCATGTTCTGGGTGCTGACCGTCCGTATATGGCGTACCTGGACGCATTAAATCTTTTAATTCTTGCTTGGCTTGCTCTGGTGTCATTATAAGCTCTGAGGTTTCGCCAATAAGCTTATCCTCACCCATTTGCTCACCAAGAACCGCAAACATTTTAATTATTTCTGGATAGTCACCTAGCAAACGACCATCTGCCATTGGTGTTTCAAACATTTGCATACCATCTTCACCTAGTAACGTTCTGGCTGCGTTTTGTGATACTTTCACACGCTGATCAAATGCCTGACCATATTCTTGTTTTAGCTGTGCAATGCCAACATCATATGCCTCTTGCGAGGTTGTTTCCATGCCTTGCTGCACTTTGCTCGATGTTTCGCTTAAATACTTGCTTAATCTATCTATCTGGCGTGGTGCGAGCCCAGCCTCAAACGCTGCTTGCCGGAACGCTGCACTGTCTTCATCAGACAGAACGTTTTGCAAATCTACGCTGTATTCTTCAAAACTTTCCGGACGGCCTGTTTTTGCGTAGAAGTCAGACCATTGACTATCTGTCCAGCTCTGTTGTGGTAAACCAATTTTATCAGTGCCGACCATAGCCTCAAGATTGACATATCCTTGTGCTAAACCAGGTACGTCTTTAAATTTCAGCATACCAGGCGCTGTACGCAAATCTTCTGGCAAACTGTCTCTAAAACTTACTTCTTCCACTGCGCTTTCTGCTACAGCTTGACTTGCGACTTCCTGAGATCCAGTGTCTTGGATTGCCTCTTCGCTCATTGTGGTGGTTCCTTTTCATCAGCCAGCATTCGGACAATTAGCAGCAATGTTGCTCGCTGGCCTTCGTTAAATGCAGTTTCGTATGGATTGTCCGAAAATGTCGTGGTCTCAAAACCGAACCGTGCCTTGAGATCACTTAATACGATCTCGCCATCGTCAGTGTTAAACACTCTACGATAGGCAAGCTTTAAATCTTCTACCTTCATTCTAGCGGTACTGTTCCAGCGGCCTTAATGAATGGCGCTATCTTGTTTGCAGCTTCAGCGCTTTGCATCTGTTCTTGCATTGCTTGTTGTTGTTGTGCGGCCTCTGCTTGCTGTTCTCTCAGCTGCGCGACCTCATCATTACCGCGTATTATTCTAGCTGGCAGTCCAGCTGTCTCAACGAGGTATTGCACCATCTTATCACCATCGAGGTAATCGGTTACTGGTGCTACCTGGCTGACTTGCAGCAATATCTCAAATCCACGCAGCATTGCTTGTAGATCTGTAAGTTTTTGCGCTTTCGCTAGGGGGCTGACGTATTCAATATCAATGTCCTGACCTTGGAGCTCCTCCGGAGCCG